CCGCTATGAGTGCTAAATTACCAACCACCCTCGATAGTGGAAATCTTAAAGTTGCTATTCAGAGTGGTGCTACACCAGCTATTACGGGTTTTAATCTTGAAAGCACCCAAACCGCTATGAGTGGTAAAATCAGTAAAGGTGCGGACGTGACACTAGCTGGAGCTCAGCAAACAGTAATATACGGTCGAGACTATTCTGCCTCCCCTGCTATTTTACGTGCTTTAAAAATAGACTCAAGTGGTAATTTACAAGTTGATGTTGTATCAGGAGCGGTAACAGCAACTCTTTCAGCTACAGACAATGCCGTTCTTGATACTATAGCAGGAGATACTAATTCTTTAGATGATAAAATCAGTAAAGGTGCGGGTGCAACAATAGACGCGGCTACAGGAGCACAACAAGTATTAATATATGGAATAGATTCAACTAATAATTTAAGGGGAGTTCAGGTGGATGGTACCGGAAGAATAAAAACGTATACTGCGAGTGTTGGAACTGGTTCTATAAATTCCACTATTGCTATTACGAATTCATTTAGTAGAACAGCATTATTTGCTTCTAATGGTACACATGCACGGGTAGTAAATTGTTCTGCAAATGGAAATCTAGAAGTTGATATTTCAGAAGCTTTACCAACAGGAACAAATAAAATAGGATCAGTTGGATTAGTTGCGAATACAGTTCAGGACGGAACTGGTACTGAAAAAAATCTTGTATGCGATACTAATGGAAAATTATTAGTTTCTATTCCAGATGAAGATTATCAACAGTATCCTGCTATAGTTACAACAGTTCCTTCGACTGATATAATTACATCTGTTCCAGTTGTAAATATCCCCAGATATTTTACTTATAGTACACTTTTCAGTGCTATAACAGAATCTCATTCACAGTCTTACGATGATAATACACAAGGTTTTACTAATACTATAGTTACAACCGGATTTACAAAAATTAGTGTAGTAGGCAAGATAACGAATACCTTTCCGGATGAGCTTTCTAATGTCCTAAGAGTAGAATTGTGGCCAGTGTTTAGTTCTTCTCCATCAGAAGATCATGCAGATAATATGATAGGTCCAGTAGCATCTGGATTATTTATAAAGGATTATTTATACTTTGATACAGTCGAACTGTTATATCCTTATGTAAAACTTAGAGTAGTAAATGAGGGTATAAGTGATGCAGTTCTTAATTTAAGAGTATATATGAGAAAATAATTTTTTATAAGTTATATTATATGGCTTCACGTCAATTATTAGAAAGATTGCCGAATAATAATAAACTATGGACAAATTCTAGTCAGGGAAAAGTTTTTGATAAATATACTGTAGTTTCTGAGATACCAGTAGTATATAATTCAGCATCTGATGGGAGTTCTGTTATTGTTTTAGATAATACTTATGATATAGATGAAGAACCCCCAGATATATCACTTACTAATAGCGGTTATAAACAATTTACAGATGGAGGAACATTAACTGGAAATTATTCAGATAGTCTTGTAAGAACTATTATATTTGATGCCGGTGCTAATAATTTTGTATATATTAATCCAGTTTCTTTTGAAACAGAGCATTCATCCGTGTTTATAATGGAAGACAGATTAGGTATACTCGCGAGTGATGATTTAAATGACATGGTTTCAAGTAATGGTAATTTAAATAGCACTAAAGCACCTACTTTATCTCCCCATCTTTATCAGTCGAATGATACTACCCTACCCTGGGGTGATAATTATTCATTCGATAATGGTGGATATGGAACTGGAGGTGGTTGGATATTTCCTAGTAGTAGTGGAACAGATGTAAAAAATAATGATAATAGTAGTTGGGTAAATACATGGCATAAAATAAATGCTAGATTTGTAAAGTTTGTATTTAGAACTAACAATAGTGTTACTAACGCAGGATGGAATATATTATTAGCAAGAGAAGAAACCCCTTCTATAACAAGGACCCATTATTTAAAAGACTTAGATGATAATACACTTAATACAGAACATATATCTAATCTATGGTTTTTTGGTAAAACAATGACTACTTTATCAAATGATCATATATTTATTAACAATGATATAGTAATAACTATAGAAATAAACCAGGGCGCGGCAGCTTCCTGGTGGGCACATCCAACAACTCATGTTATTCCTATAAATGATTTAGGTGGGATTATGATACCACATATCCATAACTTTGGATTTAATAATATTAGATTTAATATTTATAATACAAGTGCAACCAATTGTAGGGTTGATTTATTTTTCAGATATAATTAGTAACATTTTTATATAATTTATATTTATATGGTTTCTAAACAATCAAATCAATTATTAGAAAGATTACCAAATTATAATAAATTATGGGAAACTTCATTTCAAGGAGAAGTTTTTAATAAATATACTTTAGGATCAGAACAACCTATTTTATATAATTCTTCATCTGATGGGAGCGACGATGCGGTGGTTGCTTTAGACAGCACTTATGATGTAGCAAATAATGCGACCCCAATAGTATTAATTGACGATGGTTATAAACAATTTACAGATGGTGGAGGGTTATCATCAGATTATACAAGTAGTCTTACCAGACATATAACATTTGATGCTGGAGAAGGAAATAATATATATATAAATCCTATTGAATTCGGATTCGAACATTCGGTTTCATCCGCAAAATATGATGGAATCACATCTATGTTTGATAGGTTGGGTATAACAGCGAGTAATACATTAAGCGATTTATCAACTTCAAATGGAAATTTAAATAATATAATTGCACCAACTTTATCACAACATTTTTATCAGTCTGAAATAGTTACTCCAATATGGGGGTCAACTTTTAATAAATCGAGAGGAGGATATGGTGATGGATTAGGAGGTTGGATATTTCCCAGTAGTAGTGGGATAGATACAAGAAATAATGATAGTGCTGCTATATGTAATACTTGGCATAAAATAAATTCTAGATATATAAGATTTTATTTTAGTTCTGATGGTAGTACTAATGATATAGGATGGAATATATTAGTAGCTAGAGAAGTTGTCCCAACTATAACACGTATACACGAGTTAAAAGACTCAAGTGGTACCACACTTAATACTGAAAAAATATCGAATATATGGTTTTTTGGTAAAACAATGAATACTATATCGAGAGACGCATTATTCATTAGTAATGATATTATTATTAGATTTGAAATAAATCAAGATGGAACTTCTTGGTGGCCACTTCCAACGACACATGTTATTACAACGGATGATTTAGGAGGATTTGTAATACCATATATACATAATTTTGGATTTAATAACATGCGGATAAAAATTTATAATACAAGTGCTATAGAATGTAGAATAGATTTATTTTTTAGATATAGTTAAATTTATAACATAACAATAACAAAGATTGTGTAATTTTTTATTATTTTATAATTTATATTTATATGACTTCGAATAAATCCAGTCGATTATTAGAAAGATTGCCTAGAGTTAATAACTTATGGGAAACTTCTAAACAAGGGAAGGTGCTTGATTCGCATGTTTCAACATCAACCTATATATCTTCTACATCACGTTCTTCTACAGATACAGAAGGTTCTACTATTGAATTAGATAGCACTTATGATGTTGCAAATAATGCCTCACCTATAGTTTTAGGCAATAATTATATAAGATTTAAAGATGATAATCTTGGACTCGTGGGCTTTGGCAGCTCTACGCCTCCTAATTATTCTGTTAATCTAAATCGTTATATAACATTTGATGCTGGAGAAGGAAATACTATATTGATTAATCCAATTTCATTTACATTTGAACATAATATTGCGGTACCTAACAACTTTGGTAGCGGTATAGCATATGATAGATTAGGTATAACGGCTAGTAATGATATAAATGATTTAACATTATCTACTTCAAATTTAAATACGAGTATTGCGCCTGTTTTATCTCCATTACTTTATAAATTATCTGAGAAATCACCTTTGTACGCATCCGGAAACAGCACCGGTTATGCATCTTGGTCGAATTCGTATGATTCTGATTCTGGACATGGAGATGGAACCGGTGGATTTATATTTGGTAATACAAGCAGTGGAAGTGTTAATAAGTGGGACCATAGTACTTCATGGGTAGATGGCGTGACTTGGTATCAAATAAATACTAGATACGCAAGATTTTATTTCCATTCTGATTATAGTGTTATTGATGAAGGGTGGGAGATATTAGTAGCACGAGAAGTTTTTACACCTGCACCTATTCCAGTTTATCCTGTGACAACTACAATACATTATTTACGCGAGTTAGATAATACAGTAATAGATTCAACAAATATGTCTAATATTGTTTTTTTTGGTAAAACAATGACATCTAGCACAGATTCAGATGATCCCGTATTTATTAGCAATGATATAGTATTACAATTAGAAGTAAATCAAAATGGTTCAACATGGTGGCCACATCCATCTAGTCATGTAATTATAACAGATGAATATGGTGGATTTGTAATACCACCAATATTTAATTATGGATTTAACAAATTAAGATTTAGACTTTATAATACAAGTTCATTCGATTGTAGAATTGATTTATTTTTTAGATATATTTAATAATTTTCTTATTTTATTTTATAATATTATAACTATAATGTCTTCATCATTATTATTAGAACGTATCCCAAAAAAAACCAAATTATGGCAAAATTCGAATAAAATAACTTTATATAGTAATAGAACTATTACAGCAAATCCAGCAAATACATCAAATTTAGTTGATTCTTGGATATCCAAGGATGTTTATTATATGTCTACTATACAAATATTTGGACATACAAGATCAGTAGATAGTCAAGTTCAGTTACCTTTATATTTTGGACCAAATATAAAAATAGAATTCGAAATTAAACAGGGTTCTGCTGGATTATCTTCAGGAGAAGTTAATGAATTCTGGCCACATCCAACCCAGCATATACTTGTTACAGATGAACGAGGCGGATTTGTAACAGAACCTATTATTAATTTTGGATTTGATAAAATAAGATATAGGTTTCATAATAATGAAACCGAAGATTTAAAAGTGTCATTAATTCTTAGATACACCTAGTTTTTTTATTTTATAATAGTATAACTAAAATGACTTCATCATTGTTATTAGAACGTATACCTAAAAAAATAAAGTTATGGGAAAATAGTAAAGCACTAACTTTATATAATAATTATACAATTACAGCAAATACAGTTGATATATATTATGAGACGGATGTTTCCCATATGTCTACTATACAAATATTTGGACATACAAGAACATTATCTAGTTCCTTACCTGTATATTTTGGACCAGATATAAAAATAGAATTCGAAATTAAACAGGGATCTGTTGGATTAACTTCAGGTGTGGGTAATGAATTCTGGCCACATCCAATACAACATATACTTGTTACAAATGACCACGGAGGATATGTAACTGAACCTATAATTAATTTTGGATTTGATAAAATTAGATTTAGGGTTCATAATAATGCAAATGAAGATTTAAAATTATCAGTAATTCTTAGATATACCTAGTTATTATACCTTAGATTTAATTTATATAAAAATTGATTTAAATATAAACTTGTAAATATAATACACCAATCATGTCTACCTTTGCCAGTGAATTCCGCACCGAATCTCAATATACAACTGGCCAGAACGGGGCACTAGAATTGAAAACATCTGGGAGTGTTACTCTAGATAGTTTTGTAAATATTCTAAAAGATACAGAACCTAAAACGGTTCGTGATAATGTTAAACAGATGGTTAATGATATTAGTTATCTTACATCTGATCACGAAAAGGCTATGGCTATTCATGATATATTTATTCTAGCATTCCACAAGCGTTCTACAAGTAAGTTTATTGATGGAGAACAGATTTCTGATGGAGAAGGACTTAAAAATGTTTACTACGAATATATTCTAGAACTTTATAACTTTTACCCTCAAACAATTGTTTCTCTAGTTAATCAGAGGGATATGTTTATGTTTGGTTACTGGAAAGATATTTATCTTATGTGGGAAAAGATTAATAAACTTGATATGACTATCGAAGAAAAATACACTAAATTTAATCCTCTTATTTCTGCATTCCGGAATGCTATTATTCAACAGCGTGGTGAAGACCTTGATTATGTTTACAAAACATTTGGTAATGGAATCAATGGCATGAATGAAGTGCAATTTAATTCACTATTGAATAGTAATCCAGATATTAATCTAAGTATTTCCTTTGTTGGGAAGTATTGTGTTAGGGAAAACTCTTCATTTGATAAGAAATGTTACTGGTATATGAAGGATAGTTATTCCTATAATAGGTGTAGTTTGGTAGATTATATGATTCGTGCTACTCTTAAAACGAATGTTAATGGTGTATTTAAACCATTCTCAATCCACAAAACTATTCCGTTTGGAGCTAAAAAGTCATGGAGGAAGGATAATGTAAAACTAAATGTAATTCTTAATGTACCAGAAAACAAATTCTGTTCTAATAAGTGGTCAGAAATCAAGTTTAAAAATATCCCATCGGTTTGTTTGAAACAAAAAACAAAGGCTCTTCTAAATGAGAAACTCAAAGCAGATCCAACATCAGCAGAAAAACATAGTTATACTGGAGATAGGTTTCCCTCTGATACAGACCGTGTAGGATGTAGGCAAAATTTTATTGAATATATTGCAACTACAAAGGGGGTAAACTGTTCACAGTTGTTTCCACACCAGATTATTGGGAATGGTCTAAATGAACATGTTTCAACTCATGAGAAACTGGTTTGTAATAAACAGTGGGATTCTCTTATTGAATATACAAAGGGAAGGATTTATAATTCTGTAGATACACCTGGTTGTAAAGCTATTTCACAGGGGAATATTCTATGTTGTGCAGATGTTTCTGGTTCTATGGAAATGTATGGTAAAGCTCCCAATCGTCCTATGGATATCGCTGTTGCTTTGACCGCATTTATTTCTGAAATTGCGAATGATAATTATAAAGATCTGGCTATGTCTTTTACAGATGTTCCAGAAATTATAGAACTAAGGAAAAACAATACGAGAATGGATATGTATGATAGGATTAAAGCTCTAAAGAGTCGTGTTGGATATTCAACAAACTATGTTGGAGTTCATACCTGTCTTATTGACCTTTGTAAGCGTAAAAATATTAAGTATGAGGATATTCCAGTTCTTGTTATCTTTTCAGATGGACATTTTGATAATCAAATTAGAACCTCCACAAATAGTAATTCTAAAATGACAACCCATCAATATGTTGTGAAACTATGGCTTGATGCTGGATATAGAGGTGCTCCACAAATTGTTTACTGGAATCTTGCAGATAATAAGAATAGTGTTCAGGTTAATAGTACATTCCCAAATGTCCAACTTCTAAGTGGCGCTGGTGTTAGTAATATCAAATATGTTCTATACGGAGAACAGTTGGAAGAAACCACTCAAAAGGTTATTATAGATGGAGAAGTAGTGACAGTAAGTGGTAAATCTATTACTCCTGAACAAACTATGAGGAAGGCATTGGATGAACCCTATTTTGATAGTATTAGACATGTTCTAACAAAATCTAAGGAAGGATATCTAAATCTATTTAGTTATTAAAATATATTACTAATAATTTATATATTTAAAGTTTATTCAATATAGATATATAAAAATGGATTCTTCACAATATGAATCGATGAGTATGGTCATGTACATGTATCTATTTTTTATGTTTACAGTAAATAATATGTTTTTTGTTCTACTATATAATGGTCTAAATAAAGAAATTGTTAGAGTTACTGCAGATTATAATTATATTAAAGACACTCTAGATTTTTTGGCAGCTGAATATGATTCAAGTGATAGCGAGTCTGAATCTTGTGATAGTGAATCTGATTCAGGTTCTGATTCTGATTCTGATTCTGATTCTGATTCTGATTCAGGTTCTGATTCAGGTTCTAGTGATTCGGATGATAGTATTGAAAATATTACTAATAGTAAAGTTTCAGAAACACAGACAGATGATCCTGTAACAAGTATGTTTAATTGGAGTTATACATATAAATAAATTTTTTTCTAATATATATATATAGTCATGAATAATATCGTTAATAATAGTATTGAAGCAATCACGAATGTTGAGAAGGATGTTAAAGATAAGAAGTGGATGGATGTTCTTATTAGTCTTGTGGTTCTAGTTGTATCTCTTCTTGTTACTGCCCTTCTTGGCCAGACCCTATGGAACAATAGTGTTCCAAAACTATTCCCTATGCTTCGTAAGGCTGGTCTCTACGAGGTTCTCTCCCTTCACCTACTACTTAAGATGCTACTTAACTAAGTTGGTTTATTTTTTTTTAATTGAATTTTTATGAATCAATAAAATTTCTAATGTTTTTCTTTATCATAAAGAATACAGTAATACTGTTCGTTTTGGAAAAGAATTGTATCTAAATCTTGCAACACATCCTTTAGAAAATACTTATCTGTATTCATAAATATTAATTCGTTCATTTCTGGAATATCCAAACAAAAGTATTCTAGTTCATTTATAAAACACAGACTAACATATTTATTAATTGCTCTATTTAATTCTGTATCATTAAAAACATTAATTAACTTTTTAATAATCATATTACGAATATTTTTTTGATGATCGACAAGAACTTCTATATAATCTCCTATATATTCTGGTATAGTTATATTATTTGGTGGACTCATATCTAAATTATTTAGATATATTTTTAATATTTTTTATTTAATTCATTTAATATTACAACTATATTTTATTAAAATAACTCGATTTATGTATTTTTATATGAATTTACGTATAACAAACCCCGATTTTAGAAATTTATTATTTTTATAAAAAATAAATATTAAACAAAAAATGTTTTAAAATTATATATGGCTTTTTATATTCCGTATTTTGTTGGGGCATCTATGGCATCTTATTTAACTAAACACATGTACACATATATGTCTGAAGAAGGTGAGATAAATTTAGATGAATCTAGTAATAATAATATAAAGGACAATACATTTTTAAAACTATCTGAAGAACCTATTATATTAGAATCTATTCCAGAAGATATAGAAATAAATGAAAATAAAGAAGTTATAGAACCAAAAGAAGAAGTTGTTATAGAACCAACAGAAGAAGTTATAGAACCAACAGAAGAAGTTATAGAACCAAAAGAAGAAGTTGTTATAGAACCAACAGAAGAAGTTATAGAACCAAAAGAAGAAGAAGTTATAGAACCAAAAGAAGAAGAAGTTGTAGAACCAACAGAAGAAGTTATAGAACCAAAAGAAGAAGAAGTTATAGAACCAAAAGAAGAAGTTGTAGAACCAAAAGAAGAAGAAGTTATAGAACCAAAAGAAGAAGTTGTAGAACCAAAAGAAGAAGTTGTAGAAAAGGATATTTATAGGGGAAATGGAACTATAGAAAAGGCAAACCTTGAAACTATTATAGAAGAACCAGAAACACCAGTAGTTCAGGAAATTGTTTACTGTTCAAAATGTAGTTTATATTTACCTAAAAGATGTTTTTCAAAGAACCAGTTTAAAAAATATAGTAAAGTTCCTAAGTGTAAAATATGCACAAAATTGAAATAATTTAATAGTATAAATATTATAAATTAATTTAAAGATTTTTTAATACTGTATATAAAAATGAGTGTTGTTTCTATTATGATGGGTTCAGACAAAGATATAGATTTTGCTAATATTATGATTCAGGAGTTTAATGCTCTAAATATAGACACAAAGGTGTATGTCAGTTCTGCTCATAAAAATACAATGCAGGTACTATACAATATTGGAGAAATGGATAAATCTAAAAAAAATATTATTATTACTATAGCTGGCATGTCTAATGCTCTTTCTGGAGTTGTTGCTGCTAATACCACATGCCCTGTTATCGCATGTCCGCCATTTAAAGATCAGACAGATATGATGGTTAATATTAATTCTACTCTACAGATGCCGAGTAATATTCCGGTTCTTACTATTTTGAATCCTAAAAATTGTGTTCTTGCTGTTAAAAGAATTTTAGATATGAAATAAATTTTTTATATATAGATAATTTTATTATAGATATAATGTTTATTATTTCTCCTCCATTTGGTAATTATATTTTTTTTGATTCTATGTTGTCAATAAAAGGTAGTTTTACATTAGAAGAACGCCCTGGATTAATTCCACAAATTTTTAAAACATTTAGATATTCTTATGAATATAATGGATGGATAAATAAGATTGGTCTAAGAAATAAAGGAATAGATTATGCTATAGAAAAATATAAAAATACAAATAGTATTATTAGTATAGCTATTTTAAAAGAAACAGATATATCACAATTTTTAAAGAAAATACCAAAAAATATGAATCTAGAAATAAATGTAAGCTGTCCAAATGTTAATAAACAATTAGTTAATTCTAATCTAAAACATTTTTTGAATAATGATAGAGACTGGTGTATTATTAAACTATCACCTATTACCGAATTTACTCAAATAGATAACTATTATAATGAAGGGTTTAGACAATTCCACTGTTCAAATACTCTACCTATTAAAGAAGGTGGTGCAAGTGGACCTATACTAAAAAAATATAACCAAAAATTAATTACCTATATTAAATCAAACTACCCAGATACGGTAGTAATTGGTGGGGGTGGTATTCGTGATTGGCAAGATGTACTATACTATAAAAATCTTGGCGCTGACTATTTTTCTTTATCAACTGTATTACTAAATCCTTATAAACTTATAAATTTATATATAAATAGTTAATCGACAATAACCATAATTTTTCTAGATATATCAAGACTATTGTCTAAATCTGGATGATCTATACTAACCGTACATGGTGTAACACTAATAATTGTTTTAGTGTGTAGTCTTCCTCTTGAAGTAAATTGGATTTTTTTTCCAATATAACTTTGTGCATTTTCGGTTGTAAGTCTAACCAGATTCATTTTATAATAATATACCTATTTCTTTAATTCTCTACATTTTTATATTATTTTTTCTAAAAAATAAATTTATTAATTATAATCTTAATTAGTTTATTACAAATCAAACAATCAATCTTTCAATCGTTCAATCAATCTTTCAGTCTTCAAAAAATCATCATGTCCACTATTTCAAATGCTCTCCGACTTATTCCTATCCCAACAAGTTTGGGAGTCTACACGATGTTTATTCCATGGGTTGGAATTCTCAGTGAGAACCTTGTTCGCGCTGAAATAGCAGGATGTAACTCAAAGGATATTCAGAGGGTAGATATAGATAGCACAACATCCAATAGACTCAAGGTGTTCATACATTTCAAATCTCTTATGGAAGTGATGACACTACACATTTACGAAAATAAACATAGGCTATGGGTTAGAATAGTATTTTTTATTTTTTATTTTTTATTTATATATAGTAATTAGAAAAACTATTATTAAATTATAAAAAATAGTATAAATAAAAAAAAGTTATATATATTAGTTAATTCGTGTGTATGGATTATTATTTAATTTTTTTGACTTTATTGCATCGTTTATCTTTAGTGCCATCCGCTTTAACGAATTGTTGAGTAGCGAATCGTTTATCAACTTTTCCGGATTTGTTTTTAACAGTTTGTAGGTGTTTGGTGGTTTTAGTCGCGCGTCTGGCGCGGCATGTTTATTTGTTTTCACGCCGGAAGTATTTGTTGTAGACTGTGATGAGATTTGTTTTCACGTAGGAAGTATTTGTTTTAGACATTGAGTATTTATATTAAATTGTAAATATATTAATTTATTTTTTTGTGATAAATATTAGAAATATTCTAAATAGTATAAATATAGTATAAATAGTATAAACTTAGACCTATAAAAGTGTTATTAGAATTCTGAAAAAAAAATTGAATTAGAAAATGATGTAAAGGGAAAGTAACCAACGAACAATCAAACGAATCTAAACAATCTAAACGATCTAAACAATCTAAACGATCTAAACAATCTAAACAATCTAAATAGTCTTAACAATCTAAACAGTCTTAACAGTCAAAAAAAAACAATCATGTCTACCATCAACCAGTCCCCAGTCCCAGAAGGCGTTGTCTACTCTATGTTCATCCCGTGGGTGGAGACCTGGGTTACAGAAGAAAAGGTTCGCCAGGAGATGGAAGAGTGCGGATTTGGCACTCTCGCCAAGGTGGATTTTGTAGAAGTTGCTACAAAGAGGAAGCATAGCAAGGTTTACCTGCACTTTTCAAGTGTAGATGATGATGTGAAGGCGCACCTGGATGGAGGTAAGCAGATGAAGGTGTTCTACAACGGAACCTATTTCTGGAAGTTGATGAAGAGCAACTATGTTCATAAGGATAGGTCTGCGCCTGCGAAGAAGTTTGAGCTTACTGAATAAACCCACAAAACTACAAAAAAATAAAATCCCACAAAATCACAAAAAAATAGTAGAATAGAATCTTTTTTTATTTTTATTTTATTTATTTATTTATTTATTTATTTATTTATTTATTTATTTATTTATTTATTTATTTATTTATTTATTTATTTATTTATTTATTTATTATTATTTTATTTTATTTTATTTTATAACTTGTATTATTAGAATTAGAAAGTAGTAGTATAGTAGTAAAGTAGTATAGTAGTGTATATAGTAGTATAGTAGTATATAGTTCCTATGACCTACAAATATGTAGTTTTCAAATGTGAAAAAAAATTGAATAATTAGAATGGATATATAGTATAGTAACCAACGACCAAACAGTATCACAAAGCAATTCCCCGTTTTCCAACTACTTTCCACCGTTTTCCAACTACTTTCCACCGTTTTCCAACTACTTTGCAATCTTAAAAACTTAAAAAACTAAAAAAAAATCATGTCTACCTTTACCACTGCCCAGAAAACCAAAATTATGTCGTGGATTACTGAGAATCGCGACGTGGATAGTTTCGTTGACACTCTTATCGAGTGGGTGAATGAAAACACTAAAAAGACAAGGACTAAGAAGGCAAAGTCATCTGAACCAGAGGACCCAGATAGGGTGAAGAAGCCAGTTCCAGCGAGTTGGATGTATCGTACCGAGAAGCGTGATGAAATCATCAAGGATCATTTTGATGGAGAAGCAGTGAAAGGAAGCGTGATTGCTAAGAAGGCTCAGGAATTGTGGAATGAACTTTCGGACGAGGAAAGGCGTCCCTATGAAGAGAAGCG